CTTAAAAAAACAAAGGACGTAAATCGCGGAGTATAAAACTCCGATTGATAACTAACTATAAAGTTATACTTTATGGTTAAAGTCAATGACTTTCCCATTTCTTGTACAATCAATAAAATATTGTTGTCAAGCATTGGTATAAGTCAAGGAGTCTCTAACTTTTACCTTAGACTCTACTCTTGCATCCATGATCATGAATTGGTAATATGATCTTTTAAGACTTAATTCCAATTCTTCATGTCATGGTTTAAGAAGAGTAGCTAAGCTAGATCCATATGGATTAAATAGGAAGTTTCCACTTCATATATGATCCATAAGATCCATTTGAGGTTTTTCAACTGATTTATTTAATCGGATGATAAACTTTTCAAATGAAGCTTTTCAAAGTTTGTCCATCATTATTAGATTTTTGTAAGAATTTCTTTCAAAATTTAATACTTGATCCAAACTTTGAACTCTAATGACGGAAATTATATCCAATAGGTTATACTTTCCTTTATAGTGTTCATTAGAGAAACCTTTAAGTAGATTAACTAAATTATTTATATGATTTAGATAACCAAATTTTAAAGGATAGTCTTTGCTATAAGTAAATTTACTAACTTTATTTTCATAAAGTGTAGCATCTTTATTTATAGTTCTGACCATAGCTTTAGCTTGGTCCACCATACCAAATGATAATATTTCCCTTATTTTAAGGGAGATGGTATTTTCACGTGGAACTATATAGTTTTCAATTTGGATTTTATTTATGAAGTAATTTCTTAATTCTTCAGAATTAGATAATCCAAAGGAAAATCTTATAGCATGGTGGAAATCTATTAATGATTTAATTATAAAGTTGGATTTATAAAATCTACCTTTAAGTTTTAAACCATTATATAGGTAACCCATTAAGGTTAACAGATCAACTCTTAAGGAAGGATTACGTAAATAATAATTAAATATATTCATGTAAACTACATGAATACTATTTATATTATTTACTACACCTTTAAGAGATAATCCACTAATTTCTCTACCACCTTTGATTCATCTTTTTGCAAATTCATATGTATCTTTTGATACATGTGTTTTGTTCAAAGATATATCAACACCAAATCTACTCATAAGAGTAATATATTTATTAGCAACTTTATCGTCTTTAATAACGATATCGTCACCAAGTATAATATATTGGTTAAAATTGTCTTTTCCGCATAAATGTGCAGCTCAGGCAACTACCAGATGGTGTGTCAAGGTGAATGCAGC